AACACTATGCCGTTGCCATCGCATATAACCACATCCACGTTGCGGCCAGTTTGAGTCAGTTCAATTGTGCCAGTTTGTGCAGCAGTACCCGAACCGTTACCTTGATAGCCAGTTCCGCCCCATCCTGCACGTTGTTGACCTTCGGTGCATCGCAACAACGCCCAATTTTTCATATTAGACGAAGTACCGGAAGACTTATCCCAAGCAGAACTAGACTGAGTAGTTGTATTAATACCTGCTTGAATTCCTAACTCGTCTGGATGTATAGTTACTGACTTAACTCTAGGATCAGCTTTTAATTGATCAGCTTCCCAATCAGCTAACCTATAAACGGTATTCCTACTCATAGGTCTACGTTCTAGACATTCAACATCACGCTGTATTTCTGTATTAGGTGGTGCCTTGCCTGCTGTTTCTAATTCTTCATAGACAGCATCAAGGTCATCGTAGTTGTACACAGTAACAATATACTTTCTAGTCTGTATGTAAGACAGCAGTTCTGACATATTATGCCTCTAGTTGTACAGCAGTTAGCGTGACCGTAATAGTGGTTGTTCCGCCACTCTTGTTGGTCACTGCTAATTGTATATTTGTATCTGGAACAGTTTCGTTGCTGAATCCCAATGCTCCGGGACTGATTAAAATAGTTTGTGCGCCGGTTGTAATCACTTCGGCCACAACACCTGAACCTGGAGTTGGGTCAGCGCCTTCCACTCTAGTTGCGTCTGCTGTTCTACTGGTTGTATCTGTGTAAATTCTAACCCATGCCGCAGCTGATGTTTGAATTTTATAAAGCATATAACCTTTGTATCCAACAATGGTCAAGTTGCCTGTTGCTGAATTTGCCAGACTGGCAGTTGTTGCTGCAACCGCGGCCCTTGCTGCCAGGGTGCCGCCGCCACCGCCTGATATTGTTCCCGGCAACCATTTGCCACCGGCCGAACTCCAAACCAGTGTTTGACCGTCCGTAGGCGCACTAGTGGTTGTGTCAACATCGCTTAGGGCGTCAATGCTGGTTGCAGAGTAGGCTGCCGGTATAGTTGGTAATCCACTTAAAGAACTATATGCACCAGTAGTGGCCACAGCGGCCAATGTTGGACCGGTAATAGTGACTCGACCTTCACCGTCTGTGGTTGTGGTAATTCCACTGGCACCTGCAAAGCGCAGTGTTTCACCATTGCTAATCACTCGCTGTGTGGAGTCATCACCGGCCACACTGAATTCATAACTGCTGGTGCCTCCACCGCCTACTCCACCTGATGGTACTGGTCCCCACGTGACTTCATATGTTGCAGGATTGTAGTATACAGTTTGCGGTCCAGTGACTTCTCTAATAGGTGCAACATAGAAACCAGCTGCCGAACTATTAAGTGCAGACCCGCTGGCATTTAATATAATACTGGAAGCAAATGTAGTAGTTGGACCTGCATAATATCCGATAGCTATAGAGTTGGCTCCTTGGTTAGTCGACCCAGCCAACGAACCAATCGCAATAGCACCTGCCCCTTGACTAGCCTGAGCAGTCCCGTTGCCAATTGCGATAGCATCCGCTCCTTGGTTGCTAGTGCCTGCAACAAAACCAATAGCTACTGCTCTTTGACCTTGATCAGCTAGTCCGCTATCATCGCCGATAGAAATAGCACCCTGTGCTTGATTTACCTTTCCAGCTCTATATCCTATGGCTATACCGCTACTACCTTGATTGGTTAGACCTGCTTGATATCCTAATTTTATTTCACTTTCTGAAGTGCGTAAACTTGATGTATCAATAGGACCAACCACTGTACCAGTGGCACCATTGATAATCAGTGTAGACGTATCTGAGAATACAGATCCCTTAAGGTAAGTCACATCGAATGTAATACTATCATTAACTGTATTAGTTGTTAACTGTATGCCTTCACCTGCTACTAATACTAGTGTATCTGTACTGTTATCAGCTAGTACAGAACTTTGACCACTGACTGCAATAGAAGTAAATCCAAATCTAGTATTTGTGACAACCACTGTACCAGTACTTTGATTAATTGAAATTCCGTCGCCTGCTGAAATTGCCACTACACCTGTGTTTGATAACGTAATAGAGCCTGTGGCAGCACTTGCACTTAGTCCTACTCCAGATACTGCAAAACTAGTCACACCCGAGTTGGTAAATGTAATTGAGTCAGCGCCAGCATTGGTAGTAATACTAACACCAGTACCGTTGACCAAGGTCAGTGTATCTGTTGGAAGGTCGGCTACCACATTGGATTGACCACTCACTGCTATGGTCTGGAATATGTTCTGGGGCACACTGGGAGCCGCATTTGTTATACGCACTGTGCCAGGTGTGCTGGTGTCAAGGGTAATACCCGATCCCGGATCAGTGATCACACTGACTATACCGGTATTGGCAATAGTAATGTTGCCAGTTGCACCACTAACACTTATACCATAGCCTGCAATAGTCGACAACACACCTGCATTGGTAATTGTTACATTGCCTGTGGCGCCACTAACTGCAATACCGGTACCTGATATATTAGATAATACACCACTGTTAGCAATGGTTAATTTATCAATTCCTGCATTTGTAGTTAGTGAAATACCGCTACTAGCCTCAATAATCAATGTATCAGTTCCAGTGTCAGCAATAATACTTGACTGACCAGGTACAGCAATAGTTTTGAAATAGTTTTCGTCCAGCGCCAAACTACCAATGGTAGATCCCGCAGGTAGATTCACTGCACCCGCAGTTGACGTTATTACTGCCGTGCCCAAATGTATAGAACTGCCACTGAGGTAAATGTCTCTCCAACGTTTAGTTGGTGATCCCAAATCAAAAGTTTCGTTGGTGCTGGGAATTACACTAGTGCTCAGTGAAGTTAAATCAACAGCACCACCGCCACCAACACTTAGATATAGTTCTGTGAAGTTGTCATTTATTCTATTAAATGCTTCGTCGACTGTACTCCACAGTATCGGAGCAGAACCTGAATTTATTGTTTGTCTAGACATTATGTTCTTCCTACGGCAACTTCAACAGTGCCAATATGATCTGAATTGTAATCAACCAAAGATTTTCCTATGATCGTGCCAGCTTTAACATCACCCGTTGCAGATATTCCCACACCTGGTATATTGGATGTCACTATCAAATCTCCTTTCTTGATCTTGCCAACCACTCTACATGGCACACGACCTTGCAGTGCTATGAGATTTTTATGTCCAGGGCATGCACCATTCATGGTATAGCCAGCTGTGTCGCTGACCACTCCTGCAACTCTATGATCGCCATAGTTCTGAGACACAGTAACTTCTTTATCTCCACCAAATATTAACACAGTGCCTACTGCATATTCTTGGTCTCCTTCATAGTATTCTGCAAGGTCCGCAGAATAGGTTGACTGCAACTTACTGCCTGCAGTCAAGGTCCAGTTACCTGTTATGGTTCCTCCAGTGCCTGCTGCTCCTGTGGTAATCACTGGGGTGGTAATTGATCCCACAGTGATAGGAGCATTGCTTAGTCCGTTGTAGGTTCTAAACACATGAGAATCATTGTCATAGAATGTGCGCTTGTCTGTGGCCACTGAGCCGTCACCGATCAATATGCCAACGTTGTTAGAAAATCCATACAGTTGAGTATATCCACCTGTTGCAGTGGTAGTGGTATCGAGTATGGTTTTTGTGTCAATGATCAACTTTTCCATGCTGATGAATCTACCAGCAAAGTCTGCATTGACATCACGCTTGACCAATGTACTGGCAGTGGCAGCTGTGGCTTCATCAATCACAGCATAGTCGCCATCGTTAGTAGAAGTAAAACCAATTCTGCGCAGGTATCCGGTTGATGTGTTGTACTGCGATTTTTTAATTGCACCACCGTCACTGACCACTGTGCTAAACAGTACTGCTGCCACGTTGGCAGTGGCTAGGGTTGAGTTACCTAATACTGTTTTAGTTGCTATCTGTGGAAGATCTGTTAAATTAATACCATTGTCTTTTAATGTGACCCAACCGTCAGTGACGTCAAACTGCGCACTATCAAAACTGGATATACCTTTTTCTGCCTGGGTGATTCCGGTGGAATTGGCTCTGGTAGCGGCTGATGACAATACCAATTTGCTCTGCACTATACCAGCAGCACTATTAATGTCTGCATTCACAATCACATTGGGATTGATCTGTGCATCTACAGTATTGGCCGTGGAGTCGATGCTGAGACTGATGTCCCCTACCATGGTGCTGTTTTGGGCAAAATCACCGGCACCGGTAAAGGTCAAAATGTCAGCACTCTTGCTGGCAGTTACAGCTACATCATTGAGATTGTTCAGTGTCAACGTTTGAAGGTTTACAGCATCTGTGGGGTTCACGGGATTGGCCAGATTAAAAATCTTAAACGAGCCAAGATCCATATCGGCTTTCATGGCCAGTTGACCATCTAATGCCATAAAACCGCCGCTGAATGCTGGAATAACACTGCCAGGAACAACCGCTGCACCAGTATGACTTATGCCCAGTCTGCGATCAATATAGCCTCTGACAGCGTTTTCTGTTGGCACAGTGTCTGTAGCATTGTCTGCAAATGAACTGTCTGTAGAAAATTCACTGACTGGTACTCCCCGTTTAAAACCAAGACCATCTAGGTTGCTCAGTGCAATAGCGGCTGCAAAGGTCACAGTACCAGTGCCTTGATCAACACGGAAGTAAGGACCTACTGAGAAATTACCAAATTGGTCAGTGGTCACGTAGAATACACGGCCTACGTCACGTTCCTGTGTTTCTGAATCGGGATCCAGCGCATTCACAGGAGGTCCATAAATTTCATTAGGGTAATTGGTATCCGCATAAGATCCAGTACCAATTTCTAATAGATCATGTGAAGTCACACGAGTTAATGAAATCCTAATAGTCAGTGTGCCGGATTCATCTTTGGGCACCGCGGCCTTGAGCGTTGGCAGATTGGTAAAATAGATCACCGAGTCAACCAATGGAGTGTTCAGTGTTAACAGCCCATAATTGTCACCGGTGATGAGTTCATTTTGATAGGCCTGTACTGTGTACTCCACTCCTTTAAACACCAGTTTGGTACCAAGCAGTCTTCCTTCATCGGCGCTGCTGATTGGAACCACTGCCACTGTGCTGTCACCTGCTCTTCCTATGACCTTGCCCACGCTCTGTACACCACTCTGCGTGCCTGTGGTTTCAAGTGCTACCGCTGCGCTAGTTGCCACATCAGTGATGGTAAATGTATCTGGAGTTGGTGTAGTCTTAACAAAATACAGTCTATTGGCCAATATGCCGCCAGGCAATGCGCCAGTTGTGGTAAATCTAACAACGTCATTGGCAATGAAACCATGTGATACTAGAGTCACCACAGCAGGATTGTTTATCGTGATAGTACACGTGGCCGCTGAAGTTACAAAAGGCTGCTGAGGATACAGAGAAAGATCTACATAGTTGTAGTTTTCTCTCAGAGTGGTTTGAGCCAATCCAAACACAATATAGGTGTGCGTACCGCTTTGGCTGCCTGAAGTATTAATGGCTGTGCCACGTCTGGTTGAGGCCAGTCTAAACGTGTTGGCAGTGAATCCATCTGCTTGCACAAAATAAGTTTCACCAGCAACAAGTCCTGTTGGCAGTGCGCCCGTAGTGGCCAATGTGATTTGATAGCCAGGTTGGAGCCCGTGTGCTGCTCTGGTAATAATAGCAGGTGTGCCTAGACTCACAGTAAATGTTCTTGCGCCCACAAAGTCTGCATAGGCTTCAAATTGCAGTACTCGATAAACTTCAGGAGATTCTGCCAGTACTAGACCAGTGCTTGGTCGAACAGCAACGTCAACAGCATTTCCAGTTAACACCACATTGCTGTTTTGTCTAATGGTCAATGGAGTGCCGTTGGCAATCACTGCTGCAAGACCGTCTACGCCTGCACCTTCCGAACTACGCAGGCTCAGTCTTGCCACTCCCACAGGCAGACTTGCATCTGTGGAAACGCCTGTGATGGGATATCTGTAGATGTCTCCAAGTCCGTGATCAACTTCCAGTTCACCATTTGGCAATGGAGGATGTGTATAATTAGTTACAAATAATTGTAGACCACCTACGGTGTTGGCATATGAGCCCGATGGAAAATAACATTCTGCGCCCTGTGCTAGGTCATAGTACAAGGTCACTGGTGTGGGCACTTCTAATGGGTCACTGCCTTCTGCCACCAACGCAAAATTACCGTGCGCACTGGAACCACCGATTGATCGAATCTGTCCGCCACCTATGGAATAATATGATATGTGGCAGTAGTAGGTAAACATGCTCACGCACTCTGCTAAACCGCCGTTGTTGACCACAATACCATAACCAAGGTCATTGATCTGTGTGAAGTCGTTGCTCAACATGCTTCTGTTACCCGGCATCAGCACTTCATAGACGTTGGCATTTTCATTGACAAATGCTATCACCGAATCTTGCACAAGAGTTTTATTTGCCACAATGGTGCTACGTGCAGACACACCCGTCGCCAAATAGGCATAGGCGGTCAAGTCGGGCAGTGTTTCTGCTGCGGCCGATCCGACGCCACCAGTGAGTATGGCACTTACATTGGTAAACAGTGTTTCTATAATTGTTTCTATAGCAGCATCGCTAGGTGTGCCAGTTACCCGGACTGTGGCTGAATAGGATACTGCGGGTGCAAGGTCAAGTATGACCTGTTTGGCCACATATTTGGCATGATCAATGCCTGCGGCTGTTGCTGCTTGGATCAGCACAGGTATCTGCAGTACTACAGCATCGCCTACGCCATCCCAATATTTTAAACCTATTTTACGTGTTTCACTATTGCCGCCATAGATGATGTCATAAATTAATGATTCAATGGCATATTCTATATCTCTTGCAAAGTCATTAAAGGTCAGTGCTGGATATGTTGTGGCAAGATATCCTACTGCTTGATCTACAATGTAGGTGATATTAGCCTGTAACAATATTTTAGCATTGGCTCTATTAGCTGCCAACCCTGGAGGAGCGGTAAAACTCAACGCAGGAGCAAATATCGCGCCTTCTCTCACTATGTTGGCTATGATTGTTTTACTGCTGGCCACCACTGCCTGTGCTGTGGGATAAAGTTCAAGATAGGTGCTGGCATCATCATGAGCCTGTTCAATGGCTCTTACAGTGAGATCTAATTGATCATTGATTACCACAGCAGCACTGGCCAGTCTGTATGTAAGTCCAGAACGTCTGGCATGATAATTGGTGCCGAATACCACGTCATAGCCAACACCATCAAGAATCAATCCCACATCTCTTCGACATATGGCTTCATTGTAACTGAATAGTGCAAATGGCCACGGTGTGGTCTCATCCATAACAAATGACGCAGTTGATCCTGCCACATTGAATGTGTAGTCTCTCACATAGTTGATTCTGTAGATAGTATCGTCAACGATAAATGATCCAGGCAATTGAGGCAAGCGTTTTAGATTGCCAACACGTAGGAATGTGTCTGAGTCTTTGCTCAGGATTGTGAATTTCAAGTTGCCAGTGAAGCCGTCAATATATTGGCCACCGGCAAACGTTTGCCTACCTGTACTGCGAGAAAATGATGCACATTCTTGTGCATACGGAGATTTAGCAAGAATTTGTCCTTCTGGGTCAAGCACCATGGCAAACCCGCCATGTCCTTGAAAGGTAATGGCCTGTACCCTAGTTGCGTCATTGCACAACAGCACATCCATTTCATTGTTGTTTTTTGGCAAGTTGACATTGCTACTGCCCACACCATCGAGGATATCTATCACAGCATCAAACAAGGCACCCAATACACCTCCTATACTGACAGCATTACCACCTGAAGTGTATGTGCCAAAGGCAGCACCATTAACGGGAATGGTTAGTAGAGCGTCACTGTATATGTAAAAACTTGTGGGATCGATTACATCTACGTAATAGTCATTGCCGTTTATTTCCGTGGTGCCACCAACTGTGCTAATCAATATCTGATCGCCGTCAACTAATCCATGGGCAGTGCCAGTGGTAACGGCCATAGGATTGGCATTGGTAACACCTGTAATATTGAATGAAGTTCCGGTGGTTCCAGTTTCAGCCACGTAGGCACCGTCTACTATTTGCGGGTATGACGTTTGGAAAAGTTCCTGTATTGGTACATTTCTAACTACCAGTTGAGCCAATGTTCCTACTCTGCTAATGGCCGCAAGGGTTTGAGATCCCTGAGCACCAATTGCAATCAAACCACTGGCAGATCCAAAGTACTTCAATGCCGCAGATATTGTTCTATTGGCACCTCCGTACTTCAGATCAAATATCATGGCATCTAACAGTAGTCCAATATCTCTTTCACAGAGATCACTGTCGTATAAAAAACTAGCAGTGAATGGTGAAATTTCATTGTCAATTTGATCAGTAATCCAACCTATGACTTCTTTTTGTATAAATGTTCTGTTCAAAGTCAACAGTTGCGCCGCCGCCCTATAGAATCCTCTGTTATTAATTAATGGATACACAGGTTCATCTGTGCCTTGTAGATAGTGATAACCAAATAGTCTATCAGTCAATGTGATCTGATCAGTGCCCACTACTCCTACAGTGAGGTCTCTTCTGAAATACAAGAAGGCCCATGGACTAGAACTTATACCGGGTTTTGGTCTTATGATACAGCGTCTGAATTCATCACCAACTATGGACACGTTGGCCGGCAGTCTCAGGGGTAGATTTTCTTCGTAGACTCCACTTTCAACTAGAACACTCAGTTGTATATTTTTCTGTACATCACCATATGATATAACTTCACCAGGTTGGAATGTGCCAAATCTAAGATCAACGTCAAAAATTTCATCCCCTTCTGAGTCTAGAGCGCCTGTGTGTCCAAGGATCTGAGCCAAGGCTCCCGATGTTTCGCCTCTTAGGAAAAGACCTTCTCGTATGTCTCTGCTTCTGATAGCACTGGGAGTTGATGTAGTGTAGTCTCCAGTAAAGTCTGTGCGATAGCCTCCAGTTTCTATGAAAAATCTAGGAAGGGATACAGTGACCAACGGCTGGCTGGTGAATCCAGATCCTTGATCTGTGACTGTGATGCTGATCACACTGCCACCTACCACGTCGGCAGTACCAAATGCGCCTGCTCCAGTAGTGTCGCCGGGTGCTGGTACAATCCTAACAGATGCTAGACCAAATCCACTGCCACCACTGTTTACTACCACGTTGTTGACCTTGTAGGTCAAATCCACAGTAGCTAACTGACCATTGTCGCTGTCATCTGTGGTTGCCACATTGGTGTTGGAGAGAGGCAATATAGTGTACACTCCAGAGGACACGATGCGGAATGTTAACACGCCACCTGCTTCTGTTGTAGATAATATCTGTAGTCTAGCTGGTTCGCTAAATGTTCCCCCAGTCACAGTTAGTATATCGCCAACTTGATAATTTACACCCACTGTATTCACAACCACAGTGTCAACACTCATTAGGGCACTGCCGCTGAATCCTGAACCGCTGCCCGGAGCATCTTCAATCCTAGTCAATGTACAGTTAGATACTCCGTTGTTGTAGGTCAATGTTTTTTTGTAGGGGCCTATTTCGTTTCTAGCCTCTAGCACAATTTCTTCTGCTCTTTTCAGTGCCGCTTCAATAGTTCTATAGGCATAGGCCAATGCTCGACCTTGTAGTGCTGCGCTGACACCTGGTCGATCGTCTTGACCCGATGTAGCCACATATAGATTGATGCTACTGCCAAAGGCAGAATTATCCACATATCGTTTGGTCGCAGCGATCAATCCATCATAGACATCATCGTCATCTGGCTCAGGATCTCTGGATAGGATTAACGGGCCGCTCATTGTGCCAAAAGCACCATTTACCAGCCCAGTTCTTGGATCGATGGCATTGGTGCCTGACCTGGAAACTTTGCCATCAGCATAGCGTTTGTTGATGGCTTCGTGATCAAATACAGGGACCAGTGGAATATTATCAGTACCTAGGTCTCTGATCCTAAATTGAGTACTGCCAGATCGTGCGCTGAGATTGCCCCCCAACTGTGGACTGGTGTCACCGACCACTTCAGAGAACTCTGAGCTGATACGTATTTCATTTTGATTGGTGGTAAAATCAAGATTTATACCGGCACCTGAAGTGATCTGTTTGTATACAATACCTGTTTCTGTGTTGTTAACACTGAGTATGGCATTTTCCTGTCCGAGGTAGCTATTTGGAGTGTCGTCTAGATTTTTAAAAGTTAGCTTTTCACCTAGACCCAATGAGCTGTACAGCTCACGAAAGTTGTCGTTCACCTTGCGGAACGAGTCGCGAATACTGTCGCCTGTGCCGTCGTTGCCTACAACGCCGATATCAATAATTTTTCTTGCCATGGTCGATCCTAAGATTTATGGTTGCTCTACTATTTAGCCCAAAGTTTTATAAGCCGAATGTAAATACAAGATGTTCTTAAAAAAAGAAACTCAACAAACTCAACATGTTAGACTCAGTAAACTAGGAGTTGCACACAACTACACCAGAAGAAAAACTATTGCAGTTTTTCGTTGTGATAACTGTGATAGAGAATTTACACGTGAGCTACGCAAGATGGATCACAGAAGATTGAGCAACAACTATTTTCATGTATGTGCATTATGCGATGCAAAAAAGTTTGCTCAACGCAAGGGGGTTGAACGCAAGCAGATCTGGGACATGCCCGCCAGTACCACCTTGCCAGTGGGCAAATACTAGACTCTAAAACTTTCTCCACAGCCGCAACGGTCTCGTTCGTTAGGATTTTGAAAATCAAATCCCTCATTAAGCCCATTGCGGACCCAGTCCATAGTTAACCCGTCCAAATAGGCTAGGCTTTTTTCATCTACCAATACAACAAAACCGTCGTGTGCAAAATTTGTTATTCCAATTTCTGCGGTGTACTCATCTACGTACTCAATGGTATATGCTAGGCCACTGCAACCTGTAGTTCTTACACCTATACGAATACCCACACCTTTGCCACGTTTAGCAAGCATTTCTTTAATTTTAGTTTTGGCTGTGTCGGTTACGGTAATCATTTACGGCTGCTTTGATAGCATCTTCTGCCAGTATCGAACAATGTATCTTAACTGGGGGTAGAGCTAATTCTTCGGCGATGTCGGAGTTTTTGATTGATCCGGCTTGATCAAGGGTTTTTCCTTTGACCCATTCTGTAATGAGGCTCGAACTCGCAATAGCCGATCCGCAGCCATACGTTTTAAATTTCGCATCTGTAATAATACCTGTATCATGATCAACCCTTATTTGAAGTTTCATAACATCGCCGCAAGCAGGGGCACCAACCATACCAGTACCAACACTAGGATCACCCTTGTCAAAAGATCCGACGTTCCTGGGATTCTCATAATGATCAATTACCTTTTCTGAATAGGCCATCCTAATCCTTTTTAAACAGACTTAAAATCTTAGCCTGAATTGTCTTGGCAAAGTCGGGCTGAGGGAAATTCCAACCAATGAATGCACCCAGTGCTAACCAAAATAATGTTTCTAACATGTCATTCTCCTATTAAGCGGTCGTTAACGACAGACCAGTCGATAACACGCCAAATATTATTTAGATATTTGGCTTTATTCTGTTGGTAGTCTAATGCCCAAGCGTGTTCCCACCAATCAATAAGCAGGGAAATCTTCATGCCTTTAGTATATTCGTGATTGGGGATAGTGTGCAGTTTGCCCGCGGTATCCATATAGACCCAACCAGATCCTTGAATAGCCATAGCTTCTTTTTCCACAGCCTCTTTGAACTTGTCAAAGCTACCGTATATGTTGTCGATTAATTCGCCTGCTGCTTCTGCAGGCTTGTTAGCAGCTCTGGGAGGAGTTAGATTTCCAAAGAACAAATTATGTAGCATTGCACCACCATAATTAAATTTAGAATCACCTTCGCCTGCATTGTATCTTTCAAAATACTTAGCAGCTAGTCCAGAGTAATGATAGTCAAGCGTATCTTTGCTCATTACAGGATCAAGTTCTTCTTTGCCAAAACTTAACTTGTTTTGAACAATTTCCCTAGTATCTGTATCTTCGTGTAGGTATTTGATGAAATGTAGCGCCATGCTGTATTTAGTGTATAAATAACCTACAAGGAGATTTTAATATGATCGGTTTATTAAAGAAACTATTTGGTGGTAAGCCAGCAGAACAAACTGCGGAAGTTCCATATAAAGTAGAGGCAGAACCAGTGGTTGAGGCAGCGCCTGCACCAGCAGTTGAGGCAGTGGTAGTGGTTCCGGATGCAGTTGTTCCGGCGGCTGTAGTTGCAGCACCAACGGCAGAGCCACAGAAAAAGGCTGCTCCTGCAAAGAAAGCAGCCCCAAAGAAGCAACAGTTCGCTAAAAAGCCTGCAACAGCTAAAAAGCCACCTGCTCCTAAAAAACCAAAATCACAAGCCTAATTTTTTAGCTTGTTCATAAAGTGCAAAGCTGGCCAAGTTCTTGGCCTTGCTTTCGCACATGATATCAAATTGGTCTCTGAATCTCAGTGCCCATTCATTCGCTGCTGTATTCCAGTAGAAGTTTGAGTGTGCTCTGAGTTTTTGTTTTTTGTGTCCGGATTCGATTAGCGCATCAAGGGCGGGAAGGGTGTCTGTGGCATGGCCAATAACAACGTCTTCCCGTGAAACACTATAATGTATAACAGGCCTAACACCACGCCAGCTATCAATAATCCTTTTAACACGGTCATCATTCGGGTCAATATATTCTCCTGAGTTAATCCAATGGTGATGAATATCTAGTACTAGGGCACAATCATTCACTAGTTCGATGCTAGAATCGATGCCCCAAGTCATTTCATCGTTTTCGATAGTAATACAATTTCGAGCTTCGGGTGAAAGCCTAGTCAACGCTCTGCGAATACCTTCGGGTCCTTGCTTGCCTGAAATGTGTACGTTAATTTTAAAATCTTGAAATGTTCGACCGTAGCCCATCCAGCGAGCCATATCGGTATGATATTCAAATTCTTCAATCGATCGTTCTACAATACCTTCGTTAATAGATGCAAGCACAGTGAACTGACCAGGATGCATAGACAACCGAACACGCCTCTTGCGAGCCAAATCTCCCACTTGTCCAAATGCTCTTTCGCAATAGGCTCGTACATCGGCACGCCGCCAAAACCCGCACCAATCCTGCTGAGTATATACAGGTAGTATATCGCTACTGAGTCGTACCATTCTAAGATCTTCATGTTGTTCTCCAACTAATTCTACCAGCTTGCGAGTAGATTCTATGTTACCTACCATTAGGTCCCATAGTTTTTGTTCTGCAATCTGTTTAGTTTGTCTATTTAACCAAGCCACGGTAGTGCTACCAGTGTTATACTGTTTGCAATTGTCAGCCTGTTTGATACCATCGATCTGACTGGGGCCATCAATCCACTTGCAGGCAAAACCTATACGTTTAGTCATTTTTTACTTTCGCTGAAATTACATTGGCGATACGAAAGGAACGCCATTCCTTTTTGTCCAAGCACCAAACGCTCATCACATCTGGGTTTTGTTTCTTTTCTTTCTTTACTATAGGAAAGTCAATGGGATTATCTGTATTAGTAAAGTGTTGAAAATTTGGAGCAGGGATAGGATCAGGAATAAACTCTGCCTTAAGTGTACAAGGCATCGATCGAATCTCACCATTCACTTTGGTAAATTCTACAATGCACTCGTTTTCAAGAAGCAGAGTGCGTAATGCTTCGGCTGTAATAGTATTTGTCATACTACTAGTATAACACAATTACCGCCAGTTGTCAATTACAAACTGATCCATAACTTCGTCGGGTTTTGGATCTCCGTGAAACACACAGACAGCGCACTCTAGATGTATCTTTGGACTGCGCACATCTTTGATAAACCTTTTGCCGCCCTGATACACCAATTCATTTCGATCACGGATCTCCCATTTGTAACTCTGTATCCATCGTTCGGGCCAAAAGGTTATACGGCTTTTTGCTACTTGCCAAATCCAATCTTGGTCGCCGTGCAATTTTTGAGCCTGCTTGGGATTGTTTTGGAAGGTGGTAAAGATATCTGGATGTAGTCCTGCGGGCCAACTCATGACAGAACTGTTGAGAATGTTCCACTGGGGATTAAACTTTCTATTAAAGTCTCTAATGCCTAAAAACTCTCGGTCATAGCCTAAAATTAATTTATCAATATTCTGATGTATAACAATATCTAGATCAAAATATAAAACTCGGCCTCGCAGATTTAGCCCGGGATCAAACATGTGAACCTTGTGCCACCACCCTTTTGCATACCCGGCATGTGGTCTTACAATGCTGGTAACACCGTCTATGGGATGTTGATCATCAGTTAAACAGAAAAACTCATAGGGAACGGTTAGATGTCTAGCAACCATGTTACGCAGACGCTCAACATATTCTCTACCATAGCGTGTACCAAATCGAACACACAATACAGAAATTGGTTGGACTTGAGTTTGTATAGAGGTAGGTACTGGTATTGGTTCTTCTACAGTAATTTCAGTAGAAGGGAAACCAAATTTTTTATAGTGTCTCCACTGATCTTTAGTGAGATTTTCTCTTGACAATTTCATCGATGGCTACTAGGTCTTTTAAAATATTGCTGAGGTCGTCCAACTTGATCATATTAGGACCGTCGCTGGGTGCGTTATCTGGATCTTCGTGACATTCCATAAACAAAGTTGATACGCAACCTGTGGCTATAGCAGCTCTCGCCAAGTACGGGACCATGGTCCTATCTCCTCCAGATCTTTCTCCCATTCCCCCAGGCTGTTGAACAGAATGTGTGGCATCAAAGACCACTGGATAGCCAGTGCTTGCCATGATAGGTAAACTGCGCATGTCGACCACAAGATTATTGTATCCATGAGTGTATCCTCTTTCGCATAACATAATGCGTTCATTGCCAGTTGAAGCAATCTTTGCCGCAACGTTCTTCATATCGTGAGGAGCAAGGAACTGCCCCTTCTTGACATTGATAGCACATCCGGTTTCGCCTGCGGCTAGTAATAGATCAGTTTGTCTGCACAGGAACGCTGGAATCTGTAGTATGTCAATGCCTGCCTCTGCACATTCTTTTGCCTGCCACGATTCGTGAATATCTGTTAAAACAGGCACTCCGAAAGTGTGCTTGATAGTATTAAGTATTTGCAAACCTTCGTCAATGCCAACGCCTCGTTTGGTGCTAATGCTAGAACGATTAGCTTTGTCAAAACTGCTTTTGTATATCAAAGGAATGCCAAGCAATGCTGTGATAGCAATAAGTCTAGCACAGGTTGCCTCGGCATGGTCCTGACTTTCTATTTGGCACGGTCCAGCAATAAGAACAAACGGCAAATCGTTGCCAATAGGTAAAGAGCTAATATTAAATGTGCGCATATTATTATTTACCAATGCCTAATGGTGTTGGCAATAATAAAGCAACAGGTTATAACGTGAATGACAACCCAAAATGTTTTTAAGAATAATACTATGCGAGCTTCGCTTAGAGAGAGGATAGGCACATCTGGCCTATCTTCATCTGTCTGCCCCATTAGGTGCCCGGTTGCTCGAGCCCATATGCGTTCAAACGAGTTCACGCAAATAAATCCTCATTCCATTCTCTATGACCTTCACGGAACGCCATATTGCTCTGCGTTTCGCGAACTTCAACACGATAGCACCATAGGCGTTTGCTTTCACCATCACCCCACATGTCTGGAATGTATACACCATTAACATACTTGTAGAGTTGATCAGCTAGGCCTTCGCAACCTAGTTTAGGAAGGATAGTAAGTTTAGCCAACTTACGCTTTTCCATTTCCTTGTAAAAGTCTAACTCAGGATCGTCTTCTGCTACTAACAGGGTATGATCAAATTGACTTTCTAAGATGCCTTTGAGTTCTTTAAGACCTCCGTAGTCAGCAGCCCAATTACGAGCGTCAAGGTCGTTGGTGCCAAAGTAAAATTTCATATTAAATGAATAACCGTGAATTAGATTACAATGACTATCAGCTCGCCATTGCCTATAGGCGCATGGGAATGAGTCGTGATATTCTTTTGTTGAAGTGTACTTATATTGTACGGGTTGAAGATTTGCCATCTCTAGTCTCCTTTATTAAGGTAGCAAGTTTGACGACATGCAGAGTTTATAAAGCGGGATGAATGACGTAAAAAGTCCGCTGTGCCTGTGTGTATAGATTAAGTATACAAGGTATTTATAGGTAATGCAACTCCAATAGATTCTTTTTTAACATTATTTTTTTGCCATTCTGTAGGCAACGTCCAACCTTCTGTATTGATGATATTAAATTGAATATGGGGAAACAATGAAAACAATTTGCCTATTTGGTATATCCAATAGCTGGGATCAACAGCATTAGAGTTTGGATGAGAATAATTATTGGTTCCTTTGTAAACATTGTTCACGTGTTCTTGCCTGCCGTATAAATCAAAACCAACAAGTGATACCGTAGGTAAATTTAATTGTGCGGCAACAAGAACAGCATACGGGCCAGATCCCCAATGTATAGGATTGTCGGGACGAAGCTCTCCCTGATAGGGCAAGTCTGGCAGCAGTTTTATATTTTTGTTTTTTTCTATCTTTCTAAAATAGTGATGCCAGTTGTCTCGAACGTGGATCATAGTATTAGCAGTTGCAGGATTTTCTAATGCTTCTCTAACCATTCTATGATCACAACAGATCAAATGATCAACAACAAGATCTCTATGTATGGCATTGCAGCCTATAAGAACATGCGTGTCTTTAAAATCGTTTAGGTTGATTCTACCACGACTTTCGCCGTTGCCTATAACTAGGGCCTGTGAGCCCATGTGTTAACCTCGTTCTTTGATCTCGCCAAAGGGATACCATGCACCGGGACTGCCTGCTCTTAGACAGACCCAGCCGACACCAGTACCAACTCTGGCAGCGGTATTCCAAACAATGTCGCCTACGGCATAAGTACCTTCTTGCGGAGAATTGCTAGCATACATTTGTATGTGACCACTGAATCTCACCGCACCCGCCACATGTAGATCTACAGCAGGATCTGGATTTTCAACGCCCACACTTAGTTTGCCGTTGACTTTAACTTGTATGGGATTTCTATTGGCATTACCTAGATCAATATTACCATTGGCCTTGACTGAAATACGAGAAGTATTGTCAGTGACAATGTCAAAATCCGTGCTGGCAAAAGTGCCAACCATTCCGTGAAAGTCATCATTGGTGCCCAGCATTACCTCAATGGCATTTTCCGCCACGCTGAATGCAGCATTAGGAGCTTCTGTGCCTAGACCTAATCGGTCTGTAGTGCCATTGTAGATCAAATACTGATTGATATTAACCGATCCATCTACGATCAACCCTTGAAGTCTACCCACAGTTTGTAGGTTACTTTTAAGTACGGTAGACCCTAGTTCTTTAGTGGACAGCACCACAGTGTTGCCAATGGAGAAATTCTTGTCTTTATCTAGATCAATGCTTTCTGAAGAGAAAAATCTATCAGGATTTCCGTTGTACACCAACTGTTTGGTGTAGCCTTTGCCGCTCCAGATAATGCCTTTACCAAAGTTTTCCTCGCCCTTGCGAGCCCGGAATTCTAGGAACTGCGTGATTTCTTGAGCAACAGGTTGATGGGCCGATTCAACAAGTTCTTTAAGAACTCTGCTTAAATCAGTGAGAGTTTGATCGATATTGGTATTGTTCATACCAGTATTTATCAAACTCCGATCTAAACATTAGACAATTTTTAGCAGAATTATGTCTTCGTTGATACGCCCGTTCATGCGTGTATCAACTGCATTGATATCTTCGAGGAACTTGCGTAACACCACTTTGCCTGCTGCCTTAAATTCTTTAAGTTGATCAGCTGGCTTACGCAGTGTCTTTTGTACAGATGTTGCTTCGTTGAAGCCTGTAATTGTGGTGCCTTTGACGCCAAGTTCTTGGAACTCAGCAGCCAAGTACTTGCCCAACTTGCGGCTCTTGGTATTGTAGGTCCACAATTCTTTAGCACCCAGAATATCAGCAGGATTGATAGATACCAATTTAAGCGGCTCATCTGCCTTCTTGTACTTGAGTTTGGCAATAATCTTCTCTGCAGGCACAGCCTTTTTGGCCTTGGGCTTGCGATTAACCTTGGCTTCTTGCGCCAACATCTCGCAGGCACTGACAATTTCCTGATAGAATGCTGTAATCTTACGCAGTTGCACCTTGCTTAAATGGCTGTAGGCTTCTTTGAGTTGCTCGTCTTTGGTTGTTGCAACCTCTACGAGTTCATCTAGATCTTTAACATAAAAATCTCGAATAACACGAGCATGAGCCGCTTTGGCCTGATGTGCCTTTAACAGGTTAAGAACTTTGAATGCCTTGGGGTCAAATGTTTCTGGATCTGTTTGAAACGCTTCGATGGCTGTTTCAATTTCTTCAGTCATTTTGTACGATGATTCACGCACACGATCTTGAATACTGACAACAGGGCCTGTAGGTTTAATCTCAACTTCCTCGCTGTCGTCTGTGTCATCTTTGCCTTCGCTAACAATCTTGGCAATGGCTTGGCCTAACCAAACTGCCGAACTACGACCCTCATTGAAGTCTACACGAACAGGAGGCATGCCTTTCAACAAACAGGCAGCAATGGCACCTACAGTTGTACCACAGCGATTGTCTTTGGTCTTTTTAAATTCAGCAATTTGCTCTTTGGTGTAGCCGTTAGCACTCATCCAATTGATCACTTTGGGTTTGAGTTCTTTACCACTGGACTCTAACCGATACCAGCTCATGGCAACATGAAAATGACGCAGGAACTGATTGGTATCCCAAGCTTCGTGGCCGTCCCACTTTGGACTAAAGTCTTTGCCTTTAGATGCACGAGCTTCTGCTAGATGTTTTGCTTTTGTGGCCATTCCGCACTCCTATTAATTAAACAATACTAATATTATAGCATCGTTTGATCTATTTGTCAAGTGGGTCATTTTGAAAAGTTTTGATAAGGATTGGATCACCATCGTCTGTTTCTTGATAGACTGTGGATAATATGTAGCCGTCACTGAGACTAGATTGGGCTATTCCAAATGCTTCCTTTTGGCTTGCAGTGGTTTCTAATAATTCATTGTGACCGGCTTCATCTTCGGCCCAAACTTCGTATAGCATATATGTCATTTTGGTTGCTTTCTAACCTCCTTAACGGTTATCATCTTCAACGTCTAAAACAATCCAACCCAATTGTTTTAGATCCTCGCGAATTTCATCAGTGACTACACTCTCCGGAACATATCCCTTAGTGCCATCTAGATCACCATTGCCCAGGCCTTCTCCAATACCAGAGCAGTACCAATCAATGTAATCGCCTTGTTCACGCATATTGGCAATTATCCCACCGGCACTGCGCCAACTAGCTGACCACCGTTCGTCTTTGAGAACGGGCATGACATCCAATTTTTGGAATTGTCTATTGCATATAGCGGCATATAAGTTTTGAGCATAGGAGTCACTGTTTCGAACTTTATTTAACATCAGTTCGCAGGTGCGAAGATCGTACTCCATGTTGTTTTCCTGCCACTCGAGAGTAAGTTCTCGTGAGTCTGCTTCAGCTCGCCACTTGGCCCACATGTCAACATAGGCCTGTGCGTTGACTCGTTGTTCTTCAGTGATAGCGGGATCTTCCAATTGCTTTTCAGAACGTTCCTGTTGGAAGGTCATTCGATTAGGGCTTTTTGAAATCTTTAACATCTTCGATTGCCAATTTGAGAGTTTCTGCGTAGTTTAATGCTGTCTGTTCTTTTAGATGAATACTGCCTTCGAAGTCTACATAGCCTTTAGTCAACAGAGTCCAAATGTGTGTCCAACGACTCTTAGACCAAAAGTTGGTTCTAACAGTGGTATAAACCATTACAGCAACGCCCGAGTCGTCTGCTTCGATCCATAGATTGTGTGAACAGTCTGGACTGCCACACTCGCAGACCACATGGTAGGCACGACTATCTCCCCAGTCATTGGTTTTTAAAATTCCTTCGGCAGGTGTTTGTGCTTTCATGTTTTATCTCGTTGATGTTTGTATTCTCGTTTGAGCCAGTATTTGTATCGTTCCCAATACTGATTTATTGTAGCAGGTTCTTCACCGTAGAGCAACCGTTCTTCGCGATTCTCCATCCAGAGTTCGTTGACCCAGTGTCTAAAGGCACTAGACGGGTGTTGGCGGTCGTTTGGTACAATATTCACACGTTGGGTCATCACATTTATCCTCTAACCATTTATCGCAAGATCTGCAATAATAAGCATCATACTCTTGCGAGTACGATTTTTTATTCTCGCAATCACAATAGTTTGGGTTCAGGTCCATAGACTATCACGAGCTTTGATCAGTCGAATCATCATAGCTTCATCTTCTTTTTCATAACCCTCTTCGATCTTTTGAAGCAACTTATGAGCCTTATCGCTGGCTTTTTTAAGTACAGGATCTTTAGGGGTACTGAAACTTAGCTTGCCACCATTGGCTTCACGCTGTGCTTCGCAGGCCGCAGTCCAGCCACTTGCTTCATATGGATCAGGACGAGCACGATAAGTCACAGTCCACCACACATAAAGCTCTTTGATCTCTTTTGCACGAAGGGCTTGTCCAGTTGGCTTGCCGTATTCAGGATCGTCTGGTTCACACCAATCAGTGTTGGTCAATGTCATTGCCCAATCTAAATGATCAAGACCTGCTTGAGGACAACGCCAAGTGCGCCAACGGAACCAACCGCTAGCCCAAAAGGGAGGATCATACTTAGCACGAGCTTCTTTATCTCCCCAAGCGATGTGCGACCATGCGGATTCGATTTCGACGAAATCCACCAACTCATTAAATAGGCATGGCAGGAACCGATTGCCAACATCGCACCAAGCACCAGGCTTGATGTCACGAGTATGAGCGGTAAGAGAGTGAGTACGACTAACCCAGCGATTATTGATGTAATACTTAACATCGTAGATCTTTCTAACGGGCCAAGTGACAAAATCCTGGATATAGCCTAGGGCCTCTTCAGCTAGCCAGTAACGAAAATTGTGCTTCATCTGAGCCGCAGTGGTCCAGTCGTCCCATTCTTCTGAGGTACCCGCACTGAGTTTTTTAGTGCCGCGAAGCCAATCTGCAAAGGGAGTGCATGACCAGTAGTTTGTGTGATGTGCCATTATAGTGTGTTTTCTCTGTTGAACAACTTAATTATACTATCTTTTAGATAACATGTCAAGATGATTCTTTTTTGACTCAAATTTTTCTTTGATAGCCAGCCAAATTGAGCATGATCGAATACTGCTCGTAGGCTTTTTGGACAGCCGTATTTGATTGCCGATACCAACTTTCTTCACGTTCCTTTTCCATAAGTATGGCAAACATATCGGCATCGCTATATCCGTGATTGTGATTGCCAAAAAATCTCTGTTCCATTTCTACAAGAGCTCGAAAACGGCTTTCGGGTATTTGAACGGTGAAGACTTTTTCTGTTTCATATTCTACAAAATCTTTCCTCACTATATCTGCTCGTAAGGGATCTGTAAAATACTTAGGAGGATGATATCTGGCCCTCCGTTTTTGATCATCTACGATTTGTATTTCGTAGTTTTTGCAAAACTGATCAATTTGTTCTTTCATTATACAAGACTTTCAGCCAATGGAAAGATTTCTGCAATCACTTTTGCACAGGCCTTGGCAACTTCCTGATGCTCTAGTTGTGTGCCGTTAGCTGATCGTAGTTCAATGAAGTGTACCCATGAACGTAGTGTACCATTCATGTACAAGCGACTTTCTGTAAGACCTTCCGGCAGCACAGCACGAGCCTGTTCCTTGGCTATACCGTTAGCAATGGCCCATTCATATTCTCGTTTGGCAGCGTAGATAACTCGCTGTTGAGCACGATACCATTCATTTTGTAACAGCTG